GCCATGCAGTTTCAGCTCGGCGGTCTGGATGAGCTTGTACCAGTCGCGGGAGCGCAGCGGGACCGTGTCGGCCCGCTGTTGCACGAGCGGCACGAGACGCTTGATCTCGGCGCGCAGCAGCTCGTCGAGCTGATTGAGCCGGTCCATCGGCGGCAGGATCCCCGTTGCGCCGAGCGCCTCGGCGATGAGCCGCGAGATCTCGTCGGCGTCGACCGACTGCTGAGTCGTCATCGCGCCGCACCCGCCTTCGCGTGGCAGCCGCACGAGACGACCGTCCACACGCGGGCGCCGGCCGCCAGTTGCACATGGCCGGCCGTCTTCAGTCCCCGCGCCACGGCGCCGCAGTACCAGCACGCGCGGCCGTGCAGCCGCGCGATACTCACCGGGCCGTTCACCGGCAGTAACTTGACGCACCTGCGGCTCATCCCCGTCTCCCATCTGCCTGTCGGATGCGGACAGACAGAGGATGGGGCACGAAAAGGGGGGTAAGGGCTACAGCTTGTATCCCCTCTGGTCAGACGGCGCCGATCCACTCGACGAAATTCGTCAACGTCTCGGCATCCGCTCGCTTCAGTCGGCGGACCGCGGCAGCGGACTCCCGCGCCCACGGGTGCTCGCGGGTGTGCTGCGGGGCGATGAACCGGGCCACCTTCAGCGACTCGAACGCATCATCGGGGCGGCCGGCCCAGACCTGCGCGCGGGCGAGTTCGATCCAGAAGCCTGACTGCCGTTCCTCGGGCAGCGCGGTGGGGGGCGTCCACTCGTCGGCGACGTCGAGGGCACGCTGCAGGTGTTCTTGCCCGAGGCTGACGGCGACCGATACCTCATGTGCGCGGACCGAGTCCGGGCCGAACTGCGTACCGTCGTACGCGGCTTCCGGCACGGTGTCGCCGAGGCGCCGCGCTTCGTCCAGGTGCAGGGTTGCCGCGTCCGCGTCGCCGCACCGGCCGGCGATGACGGCGGCACGCATGTGCAGGGCGCCGCGGGCGGCGGTCGAGGCTCGGCCGATCGGGCTCGGGCTGGCGTCGATGGCGTATTCCAGGGCGCGGAGGCCCGGGGCGTGCGCGCGAGCGGCGAAGAAGACTTCGGTGCGCACGTAGGCGGCGGTCGCCTGCGCGATGCGGTCCTCGGTCCGTGCGGCGGCCCAGCGCATCAGCTCGACCAGCCGCGCGGAGAGGTCGCGGGCGCCGAATTTGAACGCGACGGCGTCGGCGGATCGAGCGACACCGGCGAGTAGGTGCGCGGCGTGCATCTGCTCGGCGCCGGTGGTGTGGTGCAGGGCGGCGAGGGTGTCGGCGAGTAGGTGCGGGGCGTGCTCGGCGATGCGGGCGTACTGAGCGGCGAGACGCCACTGCACGAGTGAGTCGACTGCCGGGGCGAGCTCGGGCAGTGGCCGGGGCCGGACATCCGGGGGAATGTCGTACGCGCCGATCGCCGCGGAGATCGCGGGGAGCGCGGCGTGCACGCGACTGTCGGTGCGGGTGCTGCCGGTGACGATCCGGCTCGGGTCGACGCCGAGGGCGGCGGCGATCGAGTCGAGGGTGTCGTCGCTCGGTGAGCGGGCGCCCCGCTCGATCGCCTTGATCGTGGCGAGGGAGACATAGGCGGCGCGGGCGAGGTCGGCCTGAATCATCCGGCGTGCCTTGCGGATCGTTGCGATGCGCTGGCCTACCTCGCGGCTGCTTGCGGTGGGCATACCGGCACCGTACCGACATGCGCGCGCTGCGGATACGCGAACGGCCTACGTGGTGAGCAGTGTCGGCAGCTCGTCGAGGCTGTCGATCCGCCAGTCGGCGGTGTCGACGACTTCCGGGGTGTCGGCCCATAGGTGCCCCCAGGGGCCGCGTCGCAGGTGCGCGGTGCGGAGTCCGGCCGTGGCGGCGGGCGCGACGTCGTTCGCGGGATGGTCGCCGACGTACACCACTTCGGCGGGTGTTGCGCGCGCCGCCTCGACCGCTCGTCGGAAGAACTCGGGGGCAGGCTTGGCCACGCCCCATTCACCGGATGTGGCGATGACGTCCGCGGGTAGGTCGAGGGCGCGTAGCAGCTCGCCCGCGCGGGTGGTCTGGTTGCCGGCGATGATGACGCGCAGCCCGAGGTCGCGCAGGGCTGCGAGGGCGGGCCGGACGTCGTCGTACAGGTCGGTCTCGTCGAGGTGCTCGCCGCGGCCGGCAGCCTCCCGTGCCGCGTACTCGGCGGGAATGTCAATCCCGGGGCGGATGAGCCGTAGTGCGTCCGCGTTGTCGCGTCCTTGGGCGACGACGGCGCCGACGAGCGCCGAGACGGTATGCCGGGGGGCGCCGAGCCAATCGGCCCACGATGCCCAGTACCGGTCATCGCGCACCAGGGTTTCGCCGACGTCGAAGATCACAGCGCGAATCATGCGGGCAGGGTATCTGGGAACGACGAAAGCGCCCCTGCCCGGCCGTGAGGCCAGACAGGGGCGGTGTCTTTCATCCCCGCAGGTGCGGGGAGCAACGCTCTATGCCCCTGAAGCTGGGGCCATCCCCGCGGGTGCGGGGACCACTGCAAGTAGCAAGCAGGAACACCCCCGCATCGGCGGGGAAGGGTTGCCCGTCCTCATGTGCATCAGGGCCATCCCCGCGTCGGCGGGGAGCAGCCGCCGGTTTCCCGGCGGCGCAGCCACTATGGCACAGGGCGCTGACAGCGCGCAGCCCGTTCACCCGATCCGGCGACGCTCGGCGGGCAGCGCGAGCAGCCCGGCCGACGGGCTCGGCTCAGGGTCCGGCGGCGGGACGCTGTCGCGGCGGCAGACGAGCGCGTCGGGGTCGTCGGGCGGCGGCTGCAGGCTGTACCCGTCCGGGCAGGTCTGCCCGTCGCGGCCGTCCACGCCGTCTTTCCCATCGGCGCCATCCTTGCCCGCCGGCCCGGCCGGTCCCGGCGGCCCCTGCGGGCCGGGCGGCCCGGTGACCGTCGCCCCCGGCTGCCCCGGTTCACCCGGTGCGCCCGGCTCGCCATCTTCGCCCGGTGCGCCCGGATCGCCGTCTTCACCCGCCGGGCCGGACGGTCCCGGCGACGCCGGCGACCCGTCCTCGCCCGGCTCGCCCTTGGGGCCGCGAGGACCTGCCGGGCCCGGGATCGGCACCGGCACCTCGGCCCGGTCGGGGAGGTCCTCGACCGCGCTCGCCGGGTCTGGTGCGGCCGGGGTCTTCCCCTCGGATTTCACCTGCTCGCGCAGCACCCGCACGTCGCCGGCGAGCGTAGCGACCGCGTCGCCGCGGCGGTTCGCTTCGTCGGCGAGAGCGTCGGCTCGGCGTGCCTCGGCATCGATCCGCAGCCACACGAGCACGATCGCCCCGGAAAGTACGAGCAGCACGGCGGCGGCCGCGAGGGACCGCCAGCGCTGCGCGAGGACCGGCTGAGCATGACGACGGCGTATCACGTGGGCTGCCCCCCGAGTTCGACGATCCGCTCGCGCAGACGCGCGTTTTCGGCGGTCAGTGCTGTGATCTGCTCGTGCAGCGCAGCTTTATCAGCGCGTTCGCTCGCGAGCTCGGCGTACGCCGCGGCGAGCATCCTCTCGTTTTCGAGGATCCGCTCCCGAGCCTTATCTCGCTCTTCCTGCAGCTCGTTGACGAGCCCGCCATAGCCGGTGATCACGACACCCGACTGCGACGCGGCGTTCGCGCCCCGGTGTCCGATCAGGGCGGCGGCCGCAGCCGCGAGCCCGACGACGATAGTGCCGACGGCGCCGAGCGTCGCAGCGTCCACGAGCGGCCTCCGATGGTGCAGGGCTGTGTAATCGCGGCTGGTCGGTCGGCATCACCCGACGGTCGGCGGGCCGCTCGGCAGGGTCAGGGTGCCCGGCCGCGCCACGCTTTCGGTGATGCCGGGGCCGTCGGTGCCGCCGCTCGTCGCGATCGCGGTGAGCACGGCGAGGGCGGCGGCGAGCCCGCCGATCCCGAACGCGTCGCCCCAGTCGACGTCGAGCAGCCCGAGCCCGTCGGCGCTCACGGCGCCGAGGGTGCCCTGCGCGAAGGTGCGCACCGCGCGCTCGGCGGTCGCCTTCCAGAAAGGTCCACTGGTCAGGGTCATGTGCTGGTCCTGTCTGTGAGTTGAGACGGTGTGCCGGTCAGGCGGTGACGGTGAACCCGTGCGCTCGGCCGAGCCGCTTGAGCGACGTCATGCCGGGGATGCCGTCGGCGTCGGCGCCGCTGTAGCCGTAGCGGCGCTGCAGCAGCGCGTACGCGCTCTTCGTGGCGGTACCGGCGTGCCCGTCGGCGTACTGCCGGGCGAGCAGCCCCTCGGCGACGAGCGCATCCTCGACGTACCGCGTCGGCTCGTACGAGACGGGCGTGCCCGACTTCGGGGCGTCCCTCTTGAACGCGGCGACGAGCTGCGCCAGGCTGACGACCTTCTGCACCGGCTTGGCGGCCGCAGGCAGCTTCAGCTTCCGACCGGCGCCGACCTTGTTCGGGTCGCTGATGTTGTTGAGCGACGCGAGTGCCTTCGTCGTCGTGCCGTGCGCGGCCGCGATCTCGGAGAGCGTGTCACCGGCCTTGACGGTGTAGGTACCGCTCGTCGACGTCGACGAGCCGGTGCTGCTCGCGGCGGCGGTGTACTTGGGGCGGCCGAATCCGGCGATGTCCCCGACGACGCGGACGCGGCGGGCGCAGACGTTCGCGCTGTTGCCCTCGATCGTGTACACGTACTTGTGGTCGGACGAGACGCCGGTGACGATCCCGACGTGATCGATCCGGCCGATCTCGGACGAGCCGCCCCAGTCGAAAAAGATGATGTCGCCGCGGCGGATCCCCGAGTTCTTGATCCCGTTGGTCATCGCGGTCCACTGCCCGGCCGTCTTGAACCGCTGCGCGTGCGCCACGGTGTACGCGTAGTCGGTGCCGAACAGCACCGCGTCGCGCTCGCCCGCCATGGTCGCCCAGTAGGTCACCGCGGCGTTACACCACGGAAAGTTGTAGTTGTACGCGGCGCCGTTGCGCTGCCGGTACCACTGCTGTATCGCGTTCGGCTCGCCGAGCCCGATGCTCTTCTCGGCCTGCGCGATCATCCCCTCCAGGCTCATGCGCCCTCGCCGCCCTTCGCGGTGTCGCCGGTGGCGGGCTGCTCGTCGGCCGGGGCGGGCTCGTCGTCCTGGTCGACGACGGGCTCGGGCCGCGAGTAGTTGCCGGCCATGTCCGGGGCGCCGTGCACCTCGGCGAGCAGCCGCTGCTCGTCGTCGACGGTCGGCCCGTTGCCGGTGCGCGTCAGGTGCGCGGCCTGCTCTTCCTGGTCGCCGAGCCGCTCGGGGATCGGCCGTTCTGTGTCACCCATGGGTGAGCCTCCTGAGTGCGTGCATGAGAAACGCCCCGGGCCGGATCGGCTCGGGGCGTCGGGTGTGGGTCGGTCAGACGACGGTCACTTTCGACCAGCGGGTTTTCGTGTCGCGCACCCCGAAGTGGGGGTACAGCGCGTTGCGGTACGTGGTGTCGTTGACCGTGAGCGCGTTCGGGGCGGCGATGTTCGTCCGCGTGATGATGATCTGCGTACCGGTCATCTGCACCCGCAGGTGCTGCGTCGTGCCCGCCGTGATCGCCGCGGTCGCGAGTGACCCGATCGACGTGGGCGTGTTGTCGACGATGCGGTACACGTCGATCGTGCCGTTCGAGCGGATCAAGATGTTGTAGCCGTTCTGCCGGGCCACGGTGCCGGTGACTTCGTCGTCGTACTGCCCGTCGGACACGGTGAAAGCGACCTGCAGTGAGGCTGTCGCATAGTCGGCGACGTCGATCACGTAATCGAAGTCGAGGGTGAAAGTGTTCGGCAGCGGCCCGAGGTAGCCCTGCACCGTCGAGGCGTAGCCGCCGTTCGAGGCGAGCGCCGTCCCCGAGGTGTCGAGGCCGAACCATGAGACGCCGCTCGCCTGCTGGAAAAAGCCCCTGTAGTCGGCGGCGTCGGTGATCCCGACCATGCCGTGATACCAGGTCTGCGCGGCGAACAGGTCGCTCGTGCGCATCGGTCCGGTGCCGCGCACGTACCAGGGGTCATCGCTGATGACGCCCCACACGGACCCATCCTTGGGGAGTTTCGCGAAGTCGCCGCGGCGGTTGACGGTGTACGCGAGGACACGCATCCCCGCGGCGGCCGCGGCTTGGATCGTGGCGTTGCTCGTCTTGCTGTAGTCGACGCCGAGGTACTGCGTACCGGACGCGATGAGCTGCGCGTAGGTCTGCGACGGCAGTACTCCGTCTTCGTCGAGCAGCAGACTCGGGATGCGGGCGGCGCGGGCGGCGGCGAGCTCCGCCTCGGTCCACGCCATGATCAAAACGTTCGCGTCGAGTTCCTGCCGTTGGATCTCGGCGACGGCGAGCGCCCCCGAGCCGAAGTTGTTCGCGTGCACGATGATCGGGATCGTGTTGCCGATCTCGGCGAGGACGTCGGCGAAAAGCGGGATCCGCAGGTCGTTGGGCCAGGTGTTGGCGAACCATGTGCCGGCGTCGATCCGCCCGCGCAGCGCCGCCGGGGTGGTGAGCGCCGCCGTGTTGCCGGTGAGGTTGCTCGTCCTGTCGACGGTCGCGTCGTGCATGACGAACAGCGACCCGTCAGCGACGCGGTACACGTCGATCTCGATCGCGTCGATCGCGAGCGCCGCCGCCATGCGGTACGCCTCGATCGTGTTCTCAGGGGCCAGCAGACTGCCGCCGCGGTGCGCGATCCATCGGGGGCCGGCTGCGGCTTCCAGTGCCGCCCACGGGGCGACGGTGCCCGAGGTGAGCCTGCCCCACACCGGGGCGCCGTCCGATCCGAGCAGCAGCGCGTCGCCGTCGCGGCCCGACGTCGCCGGCCGGGGCAGCGCCCCTTGCGCGGTCGTGAGTGCCTCCTGCGCGACTTCCCGCCCGGCCTGATACCAGCGCACCGGATCCCCGGACGTGCCGTTGTACTCGTATTCGATCTCCGTCACGTCGTCGATCTGGAACGGGCGTATCGCGCCCGGTTGGTCGGCGCCGGCCGGGTTGCTGCGTAGCTGCCCGATCGGGGCGCCGTCGATCTCGTACAGGGCGGTGATCTGCTGCCCGGTGCCGGCGGCCCGCACGATGACGGGATAGTCGGGCACCACGTTGCCGGCGGTGTCGGTGAGGACGTCGGCGGGGCTGCCGCCGTAGGTGTACCGCATGCGTGCCTTTCAGTCGGTCCAGTACTGCAGGTCGACCCCTACCCAGGGGGATCCGGGCGCCTCTTGGCTGTACCAGATCACCGACCCCGGGCCGCCGGACGGTTTCTCCCACCCGATGGGGAGCACCTCGACCCGGCCAAGGCCGATCTCCAGGTCGCCGAGGATCGACTGACCGGCGCCGCCGGATGCGAGTGCTTTCGGAATGCAGTCGTCGGGGACCTGCGCAATTTTGATGTCACCGCTCGACGTGATGAGCCCGCCGTCGGTGCGCTCGACCCTGCCTCTGATCCACACCTGCTTGCCGACCCTGCGGATCTTCGGGGATTCCTCGCCGCCGGTGTATCCGGCGACGAGCGGCAGGTTCCGCCACGCCTCGGGTTCTTCGTGCGCGGTGATCCACGTACCGTCGATGACCTTGACCCACACGGTGCCGGCCACCGACACGGTGACCGTGCCCGGGTCGGCGTCGCCGAACGTGGCGTCGCGGTCGGCGGCGTCGTCGACGGGGTGCACGAGCCGCTTGTCGACGGCGAGGGCGAGCGCGGCCATGTCGCCGGGCGTCGTGGGTGCCTGTCCGCCGCCGGGGACGGGGAGTTGCGCGCGGCCTATCTGCATACGAACCCGCTCCTATCCGAACGTGATCTTCAGTTTTCCGCCGGACAGCGACATGTAGTCCCGGGATCCGGTCGCGTACACGGCGAACCCACGCGCCGAGCCGGACGCGAGCGCCGACCGCCACGCCGACGGCAGCACCGCCGTGCGTGTCGCCCCCACCGACAGGGACATGAGGGATTGCGGGCCGTCGCCGAGGTTGAGCTGCCCCGACGGCGCGGACGTGTAGCCGTGCAGGTAGACGTGCACCGGCCGGGCCGCATTCACCCCCGAGCCGCGGCGGCGGGTGAGCGTGAGTTCCATGCGGGTCACGGTCTTGCCCGCGCACGCGGCGGCGATCGCCGTGCCGTAGAAGAACGCGCCGCGCCGGTTGCCTCCGCCGGTCCAGTCGCCTTGCGTCGGATAGGTGGCATACGAGTCGGGCTTGCTGTTGCGCCACGACCCATAATCGGTCGGGGTGAGCGTGACCGGCTTCGCGCCCCGGGCCGGCGGCGCAGGCGGTGACGTGTCGGACTGTGAGCCGAGTTGCCCGTACAGCTCGACCTTTCCCTCGCTGTTCTTGCGTAGGTACATGGTCGTGACGGTCTGCCAGCCGGTCCCCGACGGTGCCGCGGTGCCCCACGTGGCTGCGCGCATCACCTGCGCGTCGAGGACGACCGGCCGGGATCCGGTACGCACCATGACCCAGTCGCCCGGCTGCCGATTGCGGTAGGCGCCGAGACACGGCACGTCGATGACGAGCGCCCCGGACAACATCAGGTTGACGCCCCGGTCGGTGACGTCGACGACCTGCGCCGAAACGGTCTGCACCGTGGCCGCGCCCTTTGAGGTGCGGGCGGTGTCCTCGCCGAACGCGCGGGCGGCGTCCCCCATCACAGCCTCCGTGTGCTCGTCCTGGTCGTGCACGCCATCGACACCCCGCCGAGCGTGTAGGGGTTGCTGTCGATGATGTGCCTCTGCCACTCACCGGGCCGCACCTCGACCTCGACGACGTCGCCCGGTTCCAACGCCGGATTGCACACGGTCGTGAACGACAGCGACGACTGCACGCCGGTGGAGTCGGCGAGACGGGCCCGGCCGACGGTGTACGCCTGCGCCTCCGAGGTGATCAGCGCGGAGGTGTACCGCTCGACTCGCACGCGCACGTGGGTGAGCCCGAGCCGCTGCGGCGCCAACGGATCGTTGATCGGGTCGGGCCCGGCAAACGTCAGCGAGTTGGGGTCGTCGTCCCACACATAGATCGGGCCGACAGCGGGCGTGCCGTCACCGCCGTCCCCGGAGATCACCCACACGTTCACCAGTCCCTCCGCGGTCTGCCGCTCGGCCGGTTTGGCGACGGCGACGCCGTACGGGATCCGCCACACGACGTCGTCGGCGATCGTCGGCACCGGGGCGACGGTCGGCACCCCGCGGGCGTCGACGTACAGCTCGGCACCCATCGCCGCGGCGATACCGGTCTGCGTGCCCGCCGAGTCGGTGCCCGCGCTGAGTGCCTGCCACCGGTCCTCGTCGGCAACGAACTTGGGCACTTCCGTGTCCGGGTCGACGCCGCGCCGCCATGACACCGTCGCCCCGGGCAGTGCCTCGCCGACCAGGTCGGGCAGCAGCGCCCGCGCCGAGTTCGGCCC